GCAGTATTGCTCAGCCCGGTATTGCTGTCGCTGCCATCGGTGCGGACGAAATAGGTGCGCGGAGCAGTAAGCAACTCGCGCACGCCGGGCAGTGTGTCGCCCGTGGGCAGCTGCCGAATGCGCCCGCCGACCCTGACAAGTGGCCGCCGTACACTCATTTCAGAGGATCACGAAACCGAGATCATCGGTGACCAGCTCGGTCGGGCTCTTGGCCGTGCCCAGTTCTTGGCAGATTTTGTTCGCGTTGGCCATGTCAGTGGGGTCGAGCGCCGCCGTGATGACGCCGCCCGCCGTGCCCAGCCAATACCGGCTGCCAGGTGTCAGACCGGTGAGCGCGGGATTCGTGGTGTCCAGGGGGTAGACGGTAGCACTGCCGGCAGAGGCCACGGCGTCTTTCACATAACCGTCAGCTTGGCGGCCGTTGCTGTTGTCGGCCAGGCGGACATTCAGCGCACCTGCGTTGGTGTGGAAATTCACGAACTTGCCCGCGCCGATGGCCTCGCTTGCTGGAGCAATGGTCGTGTTGGCGCCGATGCCAGCGGGCAACAGTGAGGTGTCCAGCCGACCGTCCGATCCAGTGGCCACGAGCTTGCCAGCGTCCGCAGCGCCAGCAGAAACGGTCAGGCCAAACAGTTGGCGGGTCTTGCCCGAGACGCGGGCCAAGAAGCCCTGGGTGGGTTGAGTTGCCATGGTGCTTACTCCAGTGAAATTGGGTCTTGCAGGTTCAGGGTGATGCGCGTGGCGGATGTGGCTGCGCCGATGAGCAGATCAAAGCCGCTGGTGGGCGGTGTCTGGGTGAGTGCCCCTTCGGCACCGAGGTACACACGACCGGGCACCCAATTCCAGCTGTCGTCCTCGATGGCGCCCAGTCGCTGGACGTTGACGGGATCACCGGCCTGGGCCGCAGTCAGCGTGATGCCCAGCAGCAGGTCGACGTGCAGCGCGTCGTCAGCGCTCAGCGCGTGCACTGCTCCGTCCAGCTCATACACAGCCCGCAGGGCCGACAGGCTGGAGCCAGCAGTACGCTGGACCCAAGTGGCGGCGGGCGGGGTTGGATCTGCGGCGTGTACGACTGCTACGGCGCCGGAGCCCGACGGCCCACGCAAATCGACCCACCTGCCCCAGGTGTCTGGGTCTTTTTGAAAGCGCAGCTCCGTTCCGCGCCATTCATGCTTCGGCATCGGCCCCATGGGGCCCGGCGCCCCGTCTTTTCCGGCAGGGCCCGTCGGACCTGTGGCGCCCGGCCGTCCGTCCTTGCCGTCGCGGCCTGGGCGTCCATCAGCCCCAGCAACACCAGCGCGCCCTTCAGGACCTGAAGGTCCGGACTCGCCGTCTTTGCCGGCTGGGCCAGTGGCGCCTGGCGCGCCGTCTTTGCCGGCAGGTCCCGGCTCACGCGCCAGCGCAGTCACGCGGTCCCGAAGGTCTGCGAACGACTTGGCAAGGGCGGTCAGGATGTGATCAGACACTTTCAGGGTCCCGCAACAGCGCCAGCACGCTCTGGTGCAGTTCATCCTGTCGAGCCTGCGCACGATCCCGCGCTGCGGTCGCACGAGCAGCTTCCCGAAGCGCGTCCGTCTGGGCTTCAACCCGCTTGATGCGCTCCAGTTCTGCTTGCGCCACCTCGTCGCGGTTGGTGTTTGCCGCCGGGTCTGGTGCTGCGGTGCTGGGCGTGGCATCCGCGACGCCTGACACCGGCAGGCCCAGCGCCCGCTCCCGTTCAGCGTCGTCGGCGCGCTCCTGATCCACCACATCCGGGTCGTCGCCCTGCTCCCCAATCACGCTGGAGCGGCTGCGGAAACCGTTCTTGACCTCCAGGGCTTTGCCTTCCACGTCCTGCACGGGGTGGATGTATTCCCAACCGTGGGGCGCATGCTCGGCACGCACGATTGCCTCGCGCTCTTCGATCGACACCTTCCCCGCCAAGAGGGCCGCATCGGCGAACCACTCGACCGCGCGCTGGCACATCTGGGGAATTACGATCTGCCATTGGCGCTGCGACGCAAAACGGCGGTATTCGTTGATGACGACACGCAGGGTGCGGTCGCTGACATTGGCGATGTCGCCCACCGCCAGCTCGTAGGGCACACCTGTGCCAGCCGTGGTGCCCAGGTGGCTGGTGCGCATGTAGTCGCTGTACGACGTGCCTGCATCCGGCGGCTTGGCGAACGCCACCGTCTGGCCGTCCTCCAGTTCCTGCATCAGCCCGGGCTTCATCGGCAGGAGCGGCGCCGCTTCACCGTCAATCTCCGACTCCAGGCCTGTCAAGGCCTGGTGGTTCGGGTCGGTGGGGTCAAGCGAGGGCAATGACCGGCTGATGAATGCCACGAAGAGGTTGGCAATCTTTTGCCGCTCCAGCGTGGCGTCCTCGTAGTCCAGGATGTTGCGCTGCTTGGCCAAGATGGGCGCCAACGTCGGCACCCCGCGGCGCGCGCCGATGCGCTTCGGCTCGAACATGTGGAACATGTCCTCTGCAGGAACGCGCACCAAGGCCGTGGCGTCAGGCGTGCCGCCGGCGCCAGACCAAACGCCGTCGCCTGGGTGCTCTCTGTAGACCCAGTAGGCAATCTTCTTGCCGCGGTTGTCGAACTCGATGCCCGAACGGATCTTGTTGTTGACCGGCAGGCCGGTGTAGGTGTCCGCGTCGAAGTTCGGCACCATGTCGGCTTCCAGCAGCTGCACCTGCATGGGTACGGCGAGACCGTCCGAGGCTTTCCGGTAGCGACGGCGGCCGAACATCTCGCCCCGCTCGATCCAACTACGCACCGCCAGGGTCTGCATGCCGTAGGCATCAAGCACCCCGTCAGCGTCTGCTTGGCGAACGAAGTCCGTCCAGAGGTCGTTGATCTCCTGCCTGCGCTCCTTGGACTTGATCCGGTGAAAGCGCGGGGTGATGGCGATGCCGACCAGAGTCGTCGTCCATTTCTGGATGATCGATTCGCTCGACCAGTCGTTGCGCGCGGAGTCGCTGGATCGGTCGCGCAAAACCTGCAAAGCAGCGTTGATGGCCTGGTTCGGCCCAGTGGAAGGTGCGTTCCATGAGGCCATGCGCCGCCCGCGGCCTGCGGCGTCGTATCGATTCATGAACTGCCGGAAGGCACGACCCACAGCCGCGTCCTCGGCGGACACTGGCGGTGCCGCCTGCGCTGTTTGCGGATTTTTTGGCGGCCGGCCGATGCGCTTGCCGTTTGCAGTGAATCGCGGCGCCATCAGAAATCCCGACCGCCGTACACGGCATAGTTTTGACGTGACACCTTCTGGCCCGAAGCCGCGCGCTCGGCTGCAGCAAGCTGGGCCTGCATGTCGTTGCGAGCCTTCATCAGAGATTCTGTCGTGTTGTAGATTATGGTCTGGCCACCGAGCGTGACCGAGCGCGCGCCGCGCGCAATGGCCTTGTTCAAGGCCTTGACATAACCCCGCAGAGTCGCGGCGTCTTCGGTGATGGTGCTCATGGCCCGGCAGTTTGCCAAACGCTCGCGAAACGCTGCTGCGGTTAAGTTTCGGACTTTTGCGAAAACGCCGGAAACAAAAAGAAAACCCCGCACTAGCGGGGTGAAGGCCGTGGTGGCAGCCAAGGAGACAGCGGGTGCGGTGTCAAACACCACCAATCGAGAACTTTCGTGACCCCCGTTTTGCGACCTCGCTCGTGCAGGTGGTCAACCCGCCTTTGTCTGGTCGTAGGCTCGTTCCTCTCTATCGAGGTGACTCCCGGCGAAAGCACTCGATTGGTGGTCCTCGTCTTTCCGAGGTGTCAAGGCGCCGTGTCAGTCCTGGGCAAACCTGAAGACCTTCTGGCCCGCTCTCCCCGGGCATGCCGAGTTGCGGTACTGTGCTGCGATCTGGCTGAAATCATATCGCATTTGCGAAATTAAAACAATATCCGACAAGATCAAAGGGCCGCTACCGATGACCGCCGCGCGCGGCGTTTGGCCGGCGGTCTCGCTGGTAAAGGCACTGCGCTGGGTTGTGAGACGATCTCGTTGGCTTGGACCTCACGGCGATCCTGCCGCGTGATAGCCATGGCGTTTTTCTCAAACGGCGCCAGCCACGCGGGTACGCGCGCCCAGTCCTCAACCTTGAACACGCCCAGGCGGTGCAACAGCGCGCGCTGCATGCGGCAATGGTCGAACGTCTCGTTGCGCGCACGCAGCTTTCGCCAGGTGCCGTCCTTGCCGCGCACTTCCGCCTCCAGTTCGTCAAAAAACGCTGCAGAGACCCAACCGTCGGGATTGGTGTCTGGGTGGCGGGGGGCCGGGAAGTGGATGTAGCCTGCCCCTGGCGTCTGGCGGCGCAGGCCGGCGTCCACCTGATCGGAGAGCTTGTTCGGGTTGCACAGCAGCAGCGGCACATCATCTCGGCCCTTCTTGCCGTTCTTGCCGACCATGTTCTCGCGCATGTCAGGTGCGTCCTTTGTGGAGCCACCCTTGTACAGGAACACCCGCTTGGCGAGGCCCAGTTGCCGCACGCGTCGATACCACTCGTAGGCGTTGTGGGTGACCCCCGTCTTGCCTTCCTCGTACACCCGCGCTTTCTTCTGCTTCCCGCTGCCGCCCTGCTCCTGCACCATCACACGGCCGGCCTCGCCGCCGGTGTCGACGATCACGCCGATGGGGTGCATCTCAAGGTCCCTTGTCGTCGTGCGCCAGGTGCCCAACAGCACTTTTTCCGTCAACAGGTCCCAGTCTTCAGGGTACGAGGCTGGGTCAAGCGGTGCGAACTCGTTCTTCCCGATGCCCGGGCGCTTCGACTCCGTGATCTTGAAACGATCGATGACCCACTGCTCGCCGCCAGGTCCGACAGCATGCACCTGCACATCAAATCGCGCGTTTTGGCCGCCCTGCACGTCCACCGAGGCCGTGATGCAGCGCGCCGCCGGCGGAGCAATGAACCGCTCCAGGTCGACTTCTGCCCTGTCTCGCGGCGTCGTGCCGCTGCCTCGGGCCTCCACGAGCCGACGCTCGATGTACGGCATGCCCTGGTCGGTGTTGGTGGTCTGTTTCAGCTTTTGCTCGCTGCCCGTCAGCGCGTAATCCTGCAATCCGTACAGGTGCTGCGCAACGATCGATTCCCAGGACTGGTATGCCGCAGCTACGCCCCCCAACCAATAGCCCCTGATCGTTGACGTGCGAGGGCTGCCGACAAAATGCCCGTCGTCCGAAAGGCTGCAGCCGTCGGGAACCCATACGCCGGCCTTGTTGAGCGCGCCCTTCATCTGGTGCCCAGGCTCGCTGCCGCAGTGCGGGCACGCTACCTGCCCGTAGTGCTTTGCCATCGTCGGGATATCCATCGTGCGGATCTCTTCGAGCAACTGCTTGATCGTCGGCAAGCGCTTGAACAACGAAAGGCCGGGGGCTGCTTCAAACCAGGCGTGGCAATCCAGGCAGCGCCAGTAAAACCGCCGACGGTCGGAGCGGTTGTAGAGTGACAGGATCCCGCCAGTAGGAGGCGCCTCGTGCGGCGTTGCCGGTTGCCAAGACGGATCTTCCAGTGGGTAGCCCGGGCTGGATTCCACCAGCGTCATGCCGCGCGAGAGAAACGTCGTGGTGCGCTTCTTGGCCAAGTCGAACAGCGGGCCCTCCCCGTCCACGTTCTCCGCATTTTCGATCCGGTCGATATCCGTGATTGCAACGTACCGATAGGTCGAGCCTGAGACGTTGCCCACGGTCGGCCAGGCGATACGCACCCACATGCCATGCCGAAACATCGTGTCGAAGGTGTTGCTGTCCACCGCCCTGTCGGATTTCATGGCCTGGACCTTGGGCGAGTACCGGATAGCGCGGTCCACGTCAGTCTTGGAAAACTCCCGCGCCTTGTCCTTGGACATCTGCACGAACAGCATGTCCCCTGGGTCGTTCACCACGGTGTGTGCCATCCATCCGAGCAGCAGCGACGCAGTCTTGCCCGTTCGGGCCGGGCCTACGAACACCACGGCTTCATGCCTGCGGCTGGCCAAGGCGTCTGCAGGCTCGACCATGTACGGGGTTTCGGCAGGAGACCAAGAGGTCTTTGGCGAGCCGGGCTGCTGGATCACCAGTGTGTCGGCGATCCCCTCGCTGACACGCATCCGGTTGGGGGGCCTCAAGGCCTCGAAGCCGCTGCACGCGTCCGACAGTGCCTGGGCGTAGTGATCGCTCAAGGCTTTGCCTCCGTGAACAGCGCCAGCTCGTCGGCGATGTGGTTCAAGGCTTCATCGATCGCCGCCTCGATGTCCTGCAGTACCTCTGGCGCCAGCCCGCATTTGCGCTCCAGGGTGTCGGGCAGCGACCGAAGCCCCTGCGACAGGGATGCCACCAGCGTGGCCGTGGCCTCGCGGTAGGCCGCACGTGGCAGGTATTCGCCCGTCTTGACCTTCAGCTGCAGTTCGTTGAGACCCGCCAGTGCTGCTTCTTTGCGGGCTTTCGCCAGCAGGTGGCGCGTGTTGAGGCTCAACTGACCGTCAGAGGATTCGAGGTCCTCGTCGCCGACCTCTTCCCCCGCCTCGATGCGGCGGGCCATCTCGGCAGCCTTTTTCGGGGAGTAGCCTGGCGTCCGGCCACCGCGCGGCATGTACGGCCCACGGCGAAAGCCCGGAGGCAACTCCGTCACTCCATCTGCGCCAAGGTCGAAATCTGCATGCATTTCGCAGATTGTCCATGTTTCGCGTTTGCGACACAACCCCTACCGCCATCTGCTTTCCAGGGGGTGCAGCGGCGCGAGGCTCAGCTGCCTACCTCGTCACAAACTGCTTAAATTTTAGGCAGGGTGGCATGTGTGGCGTTTGAAGGGCCTTTTTAAATTGGTCATACCCCGCGCAGACGAGATCAATTCTAAAACCCCATTTAAACGCCACCTACGCCACCCTTTTTAGGTTTTTTGCTTAAAAAATAAGCAAACTGCGCTGATTTTTAGCTTTTGCGAAGTGGTGCAAGCCAATTTTAAAATTTTCGGGCCAGGTTTTACCCGGGCTCAATGAGACCCGCGGCGCTTAAATTTAACGTCAGGGTCCCCCGCGCCCGGCAGGCGCCCGGCAGGCTCGCGGCAGTCGATCTAAAAGCGGGTGGCATGTGTGGCGTTAACTCTTTGCTCCTTGCCGAGCCAGAGCATCGGTTCTGATGACTGCTGATCAAACGCCACACATGCCACTCGGCTGCAGCATCGAGCCTGCTGCCCTATGCTTGGCGGTGCCTGTCTACGCACTCAGAGACTTGTGGGTGGCCCAGGTAGGCCGCCGATGAACCCTGATACAGTACGCTCATGGCGGGGTCGTACTGCAAAGCTTGTGATAGGTTTACGCTGTACCGGCTGGGGAACAGCGGTTTGCAGCGGTGCAAATGCGGGTATGGGAGTGCAGTGTTTGCAACCCCGCAATTCAAACGCTCGGAGATTGACTCACAGATCGAAGAGAGTCTGCGGAGTCAAATAAGCAGCGCGGATATCAGCCCTCTAGAAGCATTGCGCGCCGCAATTCGCAAAAACTCCGAGAGGCAAGATACTCCAGACACTACGCTGCAGGATCTTCTAAAAGAGGCTGCAGCACGAGACCCGAGGCACAGTGGTCTTGTTGCACTGTATTCACACATCAAAGAATCCGATACTAAGGCGGAATCACTCAGATGCCCTAAATGCACACACCCTCGAATAAAAGAGGGCTCTGTTTGCAGCAATTGCAGTATTGTGTATGCCAAATATAACAGTATGCGTATCGCCGAATTGAGTGCAATACGTACACAAATTAGGCAGCGAGAGCGCAGAAGATTATGGGTTGCCTTAGTGGCTATTGCAGTTGCGCCACTTGTCTATTTGGTGTTTAAAGTTATTTAAGGGATCGATACATGCGGGAATACGCAGTTCTAATTACCGTCTTGACATCGGCACTTTTTAGCGCCCATGCACAACAGGTCTACAAATGCGGCAACACCTACAGCCAGACGCCATGCGCCCCAGATGCAAAGGCTGTCGACATCAGAGCTTCTGATGGTTGTGAGAGTGCCCAGAACAGATACCGGAGCGACTGCTTCGATAAGCGCTGGGCAGAATCTGATAAAGAGTCGGCTAAATTGAGTAAGGAAATAGCGCTTGGTAAACTCCGTGTTCAAAAATTGATTGATGAAAACGGACCAATCACGCCTCCTAGCGATGCAACACTGGCGCGTAACTATGAGGCCTGCCAAGCGGCAATCCGGACAAAGTTGAAAGACCCTGACTCAGCAAAATTTGATGCGTTCACGCGGTCTGCCAAGGCGGCTCCTGCACTTGACTATCCAACCTGGCACGCAGCGATAGCGTATTCCGGACTCGTTAACGCCAAGAATAGTTACGGGGGGTATACAGGATCGAAATTCGCATGGTGCGCGTTCGATCTTGCCGAGCAACGCATTTTGTTTACCCGTGGCCCTGATTAAAACATCCAGTTTGCTAAATTTGTGCTAAAATACAAAAAGTACTTGCAAACGGGAAAACCTCTGCGGTATACTGGCGTCACTCCGAAAGGGGTGGAGCCTAGAAACTCCTAGAGATACGCGGTAAGCCGCACCCGATAGCAATGCGGCTTTTTTGCGCCCGTGCCAGATTTATTTATGGCCGGGAGGGCGACGGATACAACACCCCGCAAGGGGAAAGAAGTCCGCCTAGCGTATCCTAGGTTTCTAGCCTCCCGGCCGCCTTGTCTTAGCGCCTAGAAACGCTTCGATAAGGCCTTGTAAGTCTTGATACGGAGCATTCACCATGGCACGTTCTGCAGCCCTCCGCGTATCCACCGATACCGCATCCATCTACGTTTCCGTCACCCCCAAGCGCGCCCGCTTGACGCCTCCTGCAGATCCTATGGAAGCCATTGAATGGCACGTCCGGCAGATCTGCACCCTCGCCGAAGAATATGTGTGCTCGACCAACGGCCTGTGCAATGGCCACCCAGCGCGTATTGCCAACCACAAGCGGAAGCTCGCATCGCTTGGTATCGACGAGTCGTCTCTGATATCGTTCATTCACCGCCTGGCGCCGCCCACGCACTGACCGCAGTCCGAATCACCCGACGAAGCCCGCCTTGTGCGGGCTTTTTTCATGCACTATAGGGGTATGACTCCTGCACCCCTGCTCCAGTTCACCAGCGTTCGCACTCGCGTCGAGCCCGGCAAGACGCTCATAGGTATCAAGCACACAGCCAAAACATCCGCAGGCCTGCCCGTTACGACGACCTGGGTTGAGATGCCACCCGAGGACGTTGAGCAGCTGATCAAGATGCTGCAGGCCACGTTGGCCGACCTGGGCCGCGAGTAGAGCCAGACGCATCAGCGAATCCCCCACCCTCCGCCGGGTTCCACCGGCAACGCCAAGCCGGCACGAGCTGGCACCATCGGCCAACTGAGCCGCCCTACCCCAGCACAAGCCCCGCGCGACGGGGCTTTTTTGCGTCACTACCTCCCACGAAGATCACATATCGCTTTTTGCTAAATTTTTGAATAGCGTTTCTATTTCGCGTTTGCTATACTGACTATATAGCAACAAGACCCCGCGGGAGCACGAGATGAAAACCGAAACTGCAGCAAACAGGGCCATGGAAGAACGCTCCGCGTGGCTTGCGAAGGGCGCTGAAAAAGCTCGATGGGCTGCAGTATTGGCGAGGCCCACTGCCCGACATGCAGGCACTTCAGTGACCAAACCTGCCGGTCTCCTGGGTCGGCTGCTGGGCCTATGCAGATCGAAATTCTTGGCCCGCACTGTGTAGGCTCAACGCCTTGCGTCGGTTTTTTCGACCCGCAGAGCAGGCCCCATTCCAGGGGCGAAGAGCTTTCTAAGGCCTGCACTGAAGCACACCCCGGGGTGGGAGGGGTCGCCCGTTCAAATTTGAAATCAGACCTGGGGGGTGGGAGGGGTCGCCCGTTCAAATTTGAAATTGCCACGGGTACGGAAATCAGAACTGCCCCCCGGTGCTGCCCACGGGGCCAAACAGGTATCGGGGTGGCCTGCTGCGCACTATCAATCCAGCAGCAACCCGCATGGGTACTGGGTTTTGGGCGGCCACCTGGCCGGGCGCGCCCTCGTGCTGACCCTGGGCCCGGAGTGCAAATGCAGGACGCGAAAACCCCTGTACAGGTTTCGCATAAGTACTGTATATTTGTACAGCACACAGCATCCATAGGAGCTTCAGCTATGACAACGACACCCCAGGCGGACCCATTCCCTTCACAAACACCCCTGGCCAGCCACGACCCCAAAGTGCTTGCGGCGGGCTGCCTGCTTGTGATCGGCCGGCGCGCGCTGCATGAGTACGGAGCTCAACGGGGCGAGACTATGGGGCCGTTGGTTGCCCTGCTGCAAGAGGCTGTGGGGACGTGGGCTGCGGCCAACGAATGTGACCGGACAGCCGTACTGGATGCTGCTGCTTCGGTGGATGCGCACTTACTGCCGGATGACTTCCCGGCGGCCCATTGAGCATGGCAGGAACGAAATCGGCAGCCTGAAAGCTGCCGAACATTTTCGTGCGCTAAGCACACCTCCGGAGAGAAATGTGTGCGATCCTTCAGACGCTCTGTCGTTCAAACCGGTTCGTGCAGTTGCAGAACCATCGCACCAGTTACCGTTGAGACAGGAGCCTCTTTCGCTGTCTCGATGCCAGTGATGATGGAGATCTGACTTTTGGCGCCCCGCTTTTTCTGGGGACCTTTTTCCTGGCATTTTTCCGAGGCCCTTTTCCCTGGGGGCTTTTTTCTGGAAAATTCCCACTCTGTTTTTTCCTGGAGCGCTCCCGGCGGCGCCCAGCAGTCGTTCTCGGCCGACGGCCCCAGAGGCGCGATGATGCCCACCTGCTCCAGCTCTCGGCAGATCTGCTGGATACGCCGCTCGCTGACGCGCTCGATGCGGCTGACCTCGCGGGTGCTGAACCCTCGGGACAGCATCGTGGCCACACGCTGACGGCGGCAGTCCTCGTCGTAGGAGACGATGCGGGGCACGGCCAAATGATCCCCGCCGAACTCCTGAGACAGGCGCTCTGCTGCGCTGCGCCCGATGAGCAGCACCAGCACCTGCCCCTCTTCTACAGTGGTGGGCACATAGAGGTTGTTGCCGTTGCCGTACCAGGCCGACAGGCGCAGCGTCGCGCTGAAGCCGATGACCGAGGCGATGTCGTCGAGTGTGGTGTTTTGTCGGTCCATGGGGTGTCTTTCAGAAAACGTCGGCGATATCGCGCAGGCCAATGCCGCGGCGGATGCGCACGCCCTTCGAGCCTTTGTCGGAGGGGAAACGGGAGTCGAGACGGCGGCCGAGCGCCTTGGATGAGCTGATGAAGCGGACCAGGCCGCGCCGGCGCGCGTAGGTCTCCCAGGACTCCCACAGGTCCGAGACCTTGGTGTGTAGGTTCTCATCGATGTCGCAGCACTCTTCGATCCACTCACCCAGCAGGTCCATGTCCTTACGGTAGTCGGCGCTGGCCGCCAGCACCTTGGCAGGCGGATTCAGGCCCGACTGGCGGTAGCGCATGCCCGCGCGCACGATCAGGGCCAGGATGCCGGGCAACTCGGCCTCCAGCTTCTCGCGCCGCTGGTCGTCCTTGACGATGTGGGGGTCGTTGCGGAAGTCGCGCTCGAAGGGCAACAGACCCATGCGCCGCCAGATGCCGTTGTCGGTGCCCTTGATGATGGGCTTGTGATTCGTGGGCATGTACACGGTCCAGGTGGGCTCGATCTCGATCGAGTGCTTGGCCTGGATGCCGCGCGCGGTGATCGCGTCGCCGCCCGTCATGGCCTTGACCGCACCTTCACGCAGCTCGCCACCTTCGTCCGGCTCGTTGACGTACACGAACCGCGCGCCGCGCAGACGCAGCAGGTCTTCCCGCGGCCCGCCGGCATTGCCGCCCATGGCGTCGCTGATGAACGAGGCGGCGTCGGCCGAGCGCGCGTAGCCGCCGAAGACCTTGCGCACCGCGTTGAAGATCGTGCTCTTGCCGTTGGCGCCGTTGCCGAAGGCGATGAACATCATGTCCTCGCGCGGCTGGCCCTGCAGCGCGTAGCCGAACGTGCGGGCCACGTACTCGACCATTTCCAGGTCGTCGAAGAACACGTCGCGCAGGGTCTGCTCGAAGAGCGGGCACTTCGCCCCAGGGTTGTACTCGCAGCCCGCAGACAGGGTGATGCGCAGTTCGGGAGATGCTGGCATCAGCACGCCGGTGCGCAGGTCGACCACGCCGTTTTTCACGCCCAACAGGTGCCTGTGCTTGTCCAGCTCCGAGGATGGCACACAGACGCGCGGGTCGCTCTCGGCCAGCTTGACCATGGCCGCCACCATGGCGGCGCGCTGGCTCAGGCTGCAGAAGGCGAAGAACTCGCCCGGGTCGGCGTGGCTGCCCGCCTCGCTGGGCAGATCCTTGATGGTCTCCTTGGCGTAGTGGGCCACCTCGGTGTTTCCGCCCATGGCCGTGCGCCAGTACACGCCCGTCCAGACGTACCAAGTGGCCGTGTCCGGGCAAAACATGAGGCTGTCGCCGTAGCGCGCCAGCATGCGCTCGGTGTTGCCGAACTCGGTCAGCGGAGCGACGGCGGCCGCGGCCGGCGGGCGCTCTACCTTGATGAGCTTCTTGAACTCAGTCTTGTTGATGGCGAGGCCGAATTCCTTGGCGCGGCCAGCCACCAGGCTGTAGGCCTCGATCTCCAGGATGGGGAACTCGAGCAGCAAGCGGGACACGTCCGGCATGACACGCGTCTGCAGCGTGAGCATGTCCGGGGCCTCCTTGAGCAGCCTCTGCATCTCGGCCAGCGCGCCGCGCATGCGCTCGTCGTTGCTCGCCGCCATCTGGTCGCGGCGCCAGGACAGCAGCCACCGGCCGGTGATGGGCGCGCCGCCACGGTCTCGGCCAAAGGAGTCCCAGCGACCTTCCACGTCCTTGCGGCCGGCGTAGCTGTCGCCGGTGGCGCTCCACTCGTCGGCCAAGTCCAGCGCATCTTCGGAGCCGTCGAACTCGTGGTGCAGCGCCATCAGCGCATTCACCCACTCGGCGCGCGAGACGCTGGCGCTGCAGTCGAACAGATACTCGCGCGCCTGGTCCATGGTCCAGCCCAGCTTTTCCGGGCCCAGGGCGGCCAAGTTGGCCTCACCAGCGAGAGCCACGACGCCCGATACAGGCAGAGGTCCTGTGTCGCCGAAGCGCTGGGCGTAAAGCTGCTGCACACCCTGGGAGAGCGGCGCGACCGTGTCCTGCAGGCCCCACAGCTGCGTGTCAGGCGTGGCCTCGCCGGTGACCGTCACGAAGCCGTTGTGGCCGAAGAACTCGATGTCGAAGAGGCCGTCGAGGCGCGCTGCGCCAGCCTGCCCGCCGACGCGCTTGGACTTGTGGGCGTTGTCCTTGCGGCTGGCCATGGCGCCCAGGTAGAAGGCGCGCAGCCCGGTGCCGGAGGGCGAGAACTCGGCGTAGGTGTCCGAGATCAGAGCCTCGATGCGCGCGTCGGTGATCTGGCCACCGGACACACAGCCGTCGAAGTCCAGGGCGACGATACCGCCGTTGGCGATGGGCGCGAAGCCCAGGCCGGTGTAGCCGCGCTCGCGCACGGCGTGCACTGCAGCCTCGAAGGTCGTAAGCTGGGCCAGATCCTCGGCCGTGCCCTGCTCTCCATTGCGCGGCGCGCCGTTCGCGTAGAAAGGGACCTTGCGGGGCTTGGGCTCGTCGGGCTTCTTGACCAAGCGCCAAACGAGCCACTGCTTGCGCTGGCGCAGCACCTGGGGGATATCGGGAGGGGAGAAGGTCATGCAGGCTGGCTCGCGGGTTTCTTGGCAGAGCCGATGAAGGCGCAGCGCACAGGGTGGCCGATGTCCTCGGTGGCGCAGGCCGCCAACGCCTCGGTGACGGCGGCATAGTGCTCGGCCGTTGGAGCGTTGGTCTTGACGAGATCTTGAACCGCCTGCGCGAGCAGACGACGGGTGACGGGCGAAGACATAGGCTGGCGACCTGTTCTGCGAACACCCCGTGGGCAGGGACCGGGAAGTAGAGCGCCAGCCATGACCCCGCCGCAAAACGAGGACTTCGAGGCCCCTGCCCACGGGGTTCTGCGGATGCTGTGGATGTAGGCTGGCGTCGCTAAATTGTATATCGCATTTGCGAAATAACAAAAGAAAAGACCGACGGCAGTGCGTCGGTCTGTGGTTGGGACCCCCTGGGCTTGCCAGGGCGGGGGATCAGAACTTCAGCGCTTCCAATTTCTGAATTTGTCTCTGGAGACTCGCGAGCTTCTTTTTCCTAGCCGACTCAGCCGCAGCGGCTGCGTCAGCGCGAGACGTATGAACGTCTTTCCCGATCCTGTATGGCGCGAATTTGTGCTCCCTCAGCCACACGTAGTCCGGGTCGATTCCCAGCCTTTCGATTCGGTCAACAGCGACCCCGATGCTCAGCGCGTGCTGAGAAATCCAGACTTGCTGGCCTGCTTTCACTTCCATCTCTCATCTCCTTGTGTGCCCCGGCTACGCGCCAGGCGGCTTGGGCCGGCAGAACAGCTCGTGATCCCACAGGACCCGAGGCATCAGGAATTTTTGGCCGCACTTAGCGCACTGTTGGTATCGGACGTACATGATCACCCCCGATCCACAGGGCACATGCTGGCCAACGTGTCCATGGTGATGACGGCCGTTCCGTGGCGCTTGTTCATCTCCACCGAGGCATCGGAGATACCCTTGGCAAGACGGGAGCGGCAGGCCCCGCGCTTGCACGTGGCGAGTTGGTAGAGATAGGCCGTGGTCGTACCGGCAAGGACCGCAAAATCTGTTCGGCGCTCGTCTGTACCCAGCTGGCGCAGCAGGGCCAACAGCGGCGTCGATGGAGGGGGTAGAGGTTGTCGCATGCCGAGAATTGTCGCATTCATTTCGCATTTGCGCAATAACTCGCGCAAGCGTATAGCATATGCGACAAACGTAAGCCTAGCAACGATTCTATGCTCACCTTTTTTACAAGGTCAGCTTGTAAAATACTTCGGTATTCGCTATCGTTGATGCGAATCACTTCAGGACACAGACCATGGATCTCACCAGCCTCCGTATCGCAAATGCACGCAAAGCAATGGAAGCCGTTGGCGGCGTGAACAAGGCGGCGGCAAAGATGGGCTACGCAAACTCAGCATTCCTCAGCCAGATGTTTGGCCCCAATCCCACAAGATCACCGACCGAGAAGACCATGCGCCGACTGGAAAAGGCCCTGGATTTGGAGGCAGGATCTCTCGACAAGGAGCCGGCGCCCGAATTGCCTGTGCAATCGGCTGTCGCCACGACGCAGATCGACCCCGGCCAGTTGGCCCAGGTGATCACGCTAGTCAATAGGCTGTTGGAAGAGGAAAAGGTTTCCCTGCCCACCGATCGTTTCGCCAACCTGGTGGCCGTGGCATACGACGAGGCAGCAGAACACGCTGGCCAGGCGCGCGAGAGCAAACTGCGCCAGGTCGTTCGCCTGCTGCGCTGATTAGCCGAAGAGCGGCACGAGTCAACGCGAGACCGCATCTTTGGCCGCCACGGGCAGAGAATCCAAGGCTTGGCAGCACTCAGCGCACACTTTGAATGCCTTGAACGAACGAGCGCCCGCCCCGCTTTTCTCCTTTTCACAACGCAGGCAGTGAATAGTTTGCAACCGGCCCAGAGACTCCAGCCCGCTGGGTGCGCGGCCTTTCTTCGGGCTACGCATGGACGCCTCCCGGCCACGCCACCAGGCCTTGCAGCTTGCGCGCACGGCACGCGGCGGTGCGCTGCGCCCCGCTCATCTTCGGGCGCTTCACGTCCTTCATCTGCCCCAGCTGGTAGCACGCAACCAGGTTGCGCCCGCCGTCGGCCGGCTGGTCCCAGGCGGCGATGAACACCTGCCCTGCGCGCCGCAACTCGTCGACGTAGTGGCCGACGGTCTGCGTGTGCAGACCCGTGATCTCGGCCAGTTCGGCGCGGGAGTACGGCCCTTCGTGCAGGGCCTTGATGAGCTGGGCGTATGCGAAGGCGCCTACCTTTCCTGAGCGCTTCATGCTTCCACCATCCCGCAAATGCCGTGGTCGATCAGCACCTGCTCCACTGCGCTGGCGGCATCCCAGGCTTGAGCGTGCGTCAGCCAGCCGGGCGCCCTCAATGCATCCTTGATCGCACTGGCAGGGGCTGCAGGCAACGTGCGCACCTGCTCGGCCATCAGTTCGCGCACCAGCGCGACCAGGGCACCCCGCTGCCGCACGCGAGTCGCCTGCAGCGCTGCGTCGCTGACTTGGCTGCGGCCGTGCCTCTTGGCCACGTCCTGCAGGCGCCCCTCATGGGTGCGCAGCAGCTTCTCCAGCCGCTCTTGTTGTTCAGGTGTCATCGCCATTTCTCCATAGGTTTGCCCGGCGTCTCCCAGACGATGTCCATCGTCAGGCGCCAGGCCTCGTCGTTGTCGGCCCCTGCACGCAGCGCGCCGTGCACCAGAGCCATGGGGTTGCGCTCGCAACACGGGGATCCCGGCCGGTGCGCGTAGTGATAGCCCCCGCAGGTGCAGACGGCGTGGCTGTGGTCTGAGCAGTGCTTGATCAGCAGCACGAACGACGTGCGCCGCGTGCGGCAGGCCGGGCAGCGGAAGCGGCGCGGCATCTCAACGAGCCCCTGCAACTGCGCGGCCGCGTGCAGCCCGCGTCTTGCGCATCTGCTCCGCAGGGGTGAGTGCACGCCCGGGGCGCGGTGTGTCCGGCCGGCGACCCCAGGCGAACACAGGCACGAACAGCCTGCCGTTCTTGTCGGGGGCCCAGGCGGCCACGTGCAGATCAGCACGATGCTTCTTGACCCAGCGCGCTAGGCGCCGGGCGGCCATGCGAGTGGCCTGCTCCATGTCGGCGTACCCCATCGGCTTTTCTCGCAGCAGCTGCTGCAGCGCGAGGGACTGCTGTTGTGTGATGCGCTCAGCCACGGGTGCCCTCGGCGGCTTGCTGTGCGGCGACTGCTGCGCGCAGGCGCGCCACGCGCTCCGAAAACATCTTGCTCATGGCGGTGGCGTCTTCGAGGGAGGCCTGCCAAGTAAGCAGGGACCTTTCAGCCTCTTTCAGTTGCTGCTCACGCAGCTGAGCCACGGTGCGCGGCTTGAGGAAAGCGAACATCGCAGCCTCCTTGGTTGTGTTTGCGATGGGCGCACTTTAGCGTTGAATTTCGCTTTTCACAAAATCGTGTCGCAAAAATCCACGAACTTGGGTTGGCTATTTCGCAAACGCGAAATGTCGTGCACAATGCAGGCTCCGCAAACGCAATTTCGCAAGTTTTTACGGAGCCAACCATGACCATCGAAGCGAAGATTGACGAGACCAACAACCTGCTGCGCCAGCTGCTAGCCGCATTCCAGTCCGGCCAGCAAGTCGCCGGCGAAACCGCAGCCACCGGCACCCGCAAGCGCCGCACCAAGGCAGAGATCGAGGCAGACGAAGCCGCTGCCGCCGCTGCTTCGTCCGGCACCCAAACCGCTCCTGTCGTCGATGGCGACCCGGCGGGCACGGTGTACTGGGCCAGCGACGCCCACAAGCTGGTGTTCGCACAGAAGCCGGGCGAGGCCGCACCCCAGGGAAACGAGTTCTCGCAGGTGTCGAGCACCGACTACCTGGCCAAGAAGGAAGCGTTCGCCGCTGCGGAGAAAGCTGCAGCCACGCAACAGACCAGTGCCAGTACCGCGCCTTCTGCAACAGCCCAACAGGCCACTGCCTCGGCCGCGACTTCGGGCGCCGCTGAACCCACCTGGGACGAAGTGGTCGCCGGCCTGAAGTCTCTGGCCCAGAACCCCGCGCACGGCGCCACTGCGGTGATGGCCACCCTCCAGAAGTTCAAGCCCGGCGCTGCCAACGTGCCCGCCCTGAAGGACCTGGGCCAGAACGCGGCAATCCTGGCCCACGTCAACAGCCTGCTGAACCCCACCGCCAGCGCCGGCGCCGAGGTGGACCCGCTGTTCGGCTAATCGACAACCCCTCCAGCAAGCCTCTTCCATGAGGGGGTTTGCGAAGTAGCTGTCTCCCCACCACGCCTATGCCCAAGAAACACGCCCGCTTATCGCCCTCCAGCGCAGACCGCTGGACCTCGTGCACGGCCAGCCCTGCGGCGCAGGACGGCATCCCGAACGAGAACAGCGACGCCTCGCGCGCCGGCACCACCTGCCACCAGGTGCAGGAGGAACTGCTGCTCAACCCCGACCGCGACCCGCAGGTATACCTGGGCGCGAATCTGGTTTTCTGGTCGCACCCAGAGAGCGATAGCAAGGGTGAGACGTGGAACGAAGAGTTCCACGCAGGCATGGCCGCAGAGGTTCAAGTCGAGGCCGAGGTCGAAGTCACACAGGAAATGATCGACGCGGTCGTTTCGGCCGTGACCTTCATCCGGGAGCAGCACCAGCTGCTGGGCGGCGAGTTGCTGGTCGAGCAGCGCGTGCCCATCGGTCAGTTCACCGGCGAGGAAGACGCCTACGGCAGCGCGGATGTGATCTTGCTGGGCGCCAACTGGCTCCATGTCATGGACTCGAAGTTCGGCCGCAAGCGTGTCCACGCCAGCAAGGTGATCCGCCACGAGTCCGTGGACTTCATCACCGGCGAGATCCTGCCTCTGCTGCTCGGCCCCAACCTGCAGATGGCCAGCTATGCCCTCGGCGCGGTCCATGCACACGATGTCTTCGGCGAGGTCAAGACGGTCACGATGACCATCGTGCAGCCGTTCATCGGCCACACCGACAGCTTCACCTGCACCATCGACGAGCTGCGCGAGGTCGAAAAATTCCTGGCCGCCAAGGCTGAAGAGACCCGCACCGCGCCTCGCTTCGTCCCCGAATACGACAACTGCTTTTTCTGCCGGACCAAAGGCAACTGCTACGCGCAGACCTCGAAGGCCCTGGGCACGGTCTTTGACGGCTTCGGCGAGGCAGACAGCGGCATCTTGCGCCGACCCGACCCGCTCAAGCTGGGCTCTCAATACGCCCTGGTGCCGTTCGTCCAACAGTGGGCCAAGGATGTCGAAGAGGCGACCTACCGCGCGCTGCAGAACGGCGAGCCGGTGGTGCGCAACGACGGCGTGCCCTACAAGCTCGTGCCCGGCCGCGCCGCCAAGCGCACCTGGCGTGACGAAGAGGCCGCCGCCGCTGTCCTGCATGCCGCGCGCATCCCGCGCGACCGCATGTACCTCTTCCAGCTCATCAGCCCGGCAATGGCCGAGGCGATGTCCAAACAAAAACGGCCCCCTAAAGGCCAACCCCCGCAGCCTGCAGAGCTTCCACCCAGCAAGTGGAAAGACCTGCAGCCGCTGATCGCCCAGGGCGAGTCTGCACCGCAGATCGCCTTGGCTACAGACCCGCGACCGGCACTGTGCAAAGCAGACGGTTTCGAGGACGCGCCCACGCCTATTGACCCTATGGCGGCTTTGTTCGGCGAGTGATTGCCGAGCGCCATCGATACGCAAAAAGCCAACTCGTAAATCTTAAAGATCGGAAATCAAAATGGCATCGAACTTCGCATCCAGCAAGCCTGTAATCCTGAAAAACGTGCGTCTGCAGTGGGCCGACATCTTCCAGGCGGCGGCCGGCGAGATCAACGGCAAGAAGACCGAACCCAAGTTCAAGGTCGTTGCCCTGTTCCCCAAGGACTCCGAAGCAACCGCAGTGGCGCGCGCAGCGCTGCTTGCTGCAGCAACGGAACTCTGGGGCTCCAATGCGCAGAACGTGGTCGCCAACATCAGCGCCAACAGCAAGGCGGTCCGGGACGGCAACTCCAAGATCGACGATGGCGGCAACGTGCGCCCCGAGTTCAAGGATCAGCTGTTCATCAGTGCCTCCAACAAGCAACGCCCGCAGATCGTTGCACCCAAGCTGCTCGACGGCAAGTTCGTGACGATCACCGAAGACGGCCGCGGCATGGTCAACGGCCTCGATGTCACGGACCAGCTCGGCTACGTGCTCAAGGCTCCCTATCGCGGCTGCTACGTCAACTTGAAAGTGCAGTTCGTCGCGGGCAAGGCCTTCAAGGCAGCCAGCGGCGAAATGATCCCCAACCAGGTCTATGCAAAGTTGGAGGCCATCCAGTTCGTTCGCGATGGCGAGCCCTTCGGTGCAGGCCCCACTTCCGCAGAAGGCTTCGGCGAAGAAGAGGTCACGCAAGAGACCGTCGACGCCAACGAACTGTTCTAAGGCCTGCGCGCACTTCGTGAAACAAACCCTCTGCCAGTGGCAGGGGGTTTTTCAGAAAGGAACTGGAAATGAACAGCGAAGAGTTGGCGCAATTGCGTCTGCAATACCACGACCTGGGCGAGCGTATCAAGGTCGGCGAGGCCATGGCCAAGAAAGAAGCGCTCCAGAACGCCAAGGACTCATTGACGGCTGCCGGGCTCACGGATGCCGAGATCGCGGCGCATTTCAACAAGGTCCGCAAGCCCTCCAGCGTCAGCGGAACGAAGGTGCCCGCCAAATACCGCGACCGGGCAACGGGAGCCACATGGACTGGCCGCGGGAAAACACCCCTCTGGTTTGCCAATGCCGGCTGCCAGGGTGAAATTGAAAAGCTGCGCTGATCGGAGACAACATGTTCAAAAACCTGATCATCTACCGCATCGCGGCCTCCTGGGTTGCTGACTTCGCTGCGCTGGAAGCAGCTCTCGCGAAAACCCCGTTCGCAGAATGCGGCCCGACACAAGAGCGTTCTGCTGGCTGGGTGCCGCCACGTGGCGAAGAGCACGGAGCACTCGCGGAAAACATCGGTGGCCAGTGGGTGATGCGCTTCATGACCGAGGCCAAGATGCTGCCAGCCAGCGTGCTCAACCGCCGCGTCAACGAGAAGGCTGCCCACATCGAGGCCACCGAAGGCCGCAAGCCCGGCAAGAAGGAAAAGAAGGAACTCAAGGACGAGGCCAAGCTGGACCTGCTGCCCATGGCCTTCACCAAGCAGGGCTCCATGTGGGTGTGGCTGGACCCGCAGGCCCGCACCCTGGTGCTGGACACCGGCAGCCAGGCGCGCGCCGACGAGGTGGTGGGCATGTTGGTGGAGGCGCTGCCTGGCTTCGCTCTTGCGCTCCTGGACACCCAGACCAGCCCCCAGGCCGCCATGGCGCACTGGCTGGCCACGGAAGACACGCCGATTCTCTTCTCCGTCGACCGTGAATGCGAACTGAAGGCCGCCGACGAGTCCAAGGCAGGGGTTCGCTATGCACGCCATCCGCTGGACATCGACGAGGTGCGCCAGCACATCGAGCACGGCAAGGTGCCTACGCGCCTGGCGCTGACCTGGGATGGCCGCGTGAGTTTTGTGCTGACCGAGGGCCTGCAACTGCGCAAGGTCGCGATGCTGGATGCGGTGACGGAAGGCCAGTCGCAAGACGACAGCGGATTCGATGCCGACGTGGCGATCGCCACGGGCGAGCTGTCCAAGCTGATCCCCGATCTGATCGACGCCCTCGGCGGCGAAGGCCGTACAGGTCAGGCCCCGGCCAAGCCGACCTCGCTTGAAAGCCTGTTCGGCTGACCACTGCCTTTCGCCAGCGGCCTGCTCGCGCGGGCTGCTGCCAAAACGCAAGGGAGCAAAAAGTGATCAATCAGACGGACCGCAAATTCCTCGCCACGGCCGAAGCCATCGGGCAAATCTGGAGCAAGGACCCCTCCACGCGCGTCGGCGCCGTCGCCGTGGGCAACACCAAGAACCAGGTGGCCTTCGGCTACAACGGCCTGCCGCCCGGCATCGCAGACACCGACGAGCGCCTGCAAAACCGCGACCTGAAGCTGTCGCTCACGCTCCACGCTGAAGAGAATGCCCTGGCCAATGCCTCGTTCGTCGTGCGCACCGTGTATGTCACGCACCACCCCTGCGCCGGTTGTGCCCTGCGTATTCTGGCCAAACGCAGCGTGCGCCGGGTGGTCTACATCGTCCGGCCGGACTTTGACGCCCGTTGGGCAGCCAGCTTGACCGAGGCCCGCATGCTGTTCGAAGAGGCCGGCGTGCAGATCGAGGGTTGCGCGCTGTGACCGCCCCGCTCTGGCTCGACCGCGAGACCTGGTCCGAGCGTGATCTGAAAGAGGTCGGCACGGCGCGGTATGCCGAGGTGGCCGAGGACCTGCTGTTTGCCTACGCCATCGGGGACGGGCCGGCGCGCGTCTGGGATTGCACGGCCGAAGAGATGCACGACGAGCTGTTCTACGCCATGGACGACGCGGACAGCGAGGCCTGGGCCCACAACGCATTTTTTGACCGGACGATCCACAACGGCCCCGCGCAGGCGCATCTGCCGCGCATCGCGGACGAGCGCTGGCGGTGCAGCATGGCAATGGCGCTGTCGCACGCCCTGCCCGGCGGCCTCGCCGATCTGTGCCGGGTCCTGAAGGTCCCAGCGGACATGGCGAAGCTGGCCGACGGCAAGAAGCTGGTGCGCCTGTTCACCCAGCCCCAGCCGGACAATCGCAAGATCCGGCGCGCCACGCGCCTGACGCACCCGGCCGAGTGGGAGCGCTTCAAGCAGTACGCCGCCAACGACATCACTGCCATGCGCGAGTGCGTGCGCCGCATGCCTGCTTGGAACTGGGACGCCTCCGCTATCGCCGAGTGGCACCTGGACCAGCGGATCAACCAGCGCGGGTTTCAGGTGGACCAGGCGCTGACGCGCGCTGGCGCGCGGGCGGCCGTAGAAGAGAAGGCGCGCATCGCCACGCGCTTCGCGCAGCTGTCCGGCGGGCAGTTCACCCCGGGCCAGCGCGAGAAATTCCGGGTGTACCTCGGCGAGCGCCTGGGCTACGAACTCGACAACACCCAGGCCGGCACCTTCCAGGTGATGCTGCGGGACCCAGGCCTGCCGTCCGACGTGCGCGAGATGATAGAGTTGGCCATTGCGAGCAACAAGACCAGCACAGCAAAGTACGCAGCGCTGGACCCCGCTGTGTCTCCCGACGGACGCTTCCGGGGCGGCCTGCAGTTCGCCGGCGCCAGCCGCACGCGGCGCTGGGCAGGCCGACTCTTCCAGCCCCAAAACCTCCCGTCCCGGGGCCTGCCCTCGGCCGAGGTGATCGAGGACTATATCGAGCACCTGAAGATGGGCACGCACGCCCTGTTCTTTGACAACCTGATGCTGCTGGGCGCCGCTGCCCTGCGCGGTTGCGTGGTGGCCGCTCCAGGCAAGAAGCTCGTGGTGGCCGACCTTTCAAACATCGAGGGCCGGGTGCTGGCCTGGATCGCACGCGAGGAATGGAAGCTCAAGGCATTCCGCGAATATGACGCAGGCACTGGGCCGGACCTCTACAACATCACGGCCGTGAGCATCATCGGCGGCGACCCCTGGAACGTCGAGAAGAAAAACCGCAACGCTTTCGGCAAGGTCCCCGACCTGGCTTCTGGCTACCAGGGGGGCGTGGCAGGATACCAGACGTTCGCGCGCAGCTACGGCCTGAAGATGGCCGACTTCTGGGACACCATCCAGCAGATGGTGCCGGCCCAGCACGTCGCCAAGGCCTGGGAGAACCTGGCCTCCTGGGGGCACCCCCAGTTGGAGTCGCTGGAGATCGACGAAATCGAGTGGGTGGCCAGCGAGACATGCAAGCTCGCTTGGCGCGCGCGGCACCCGGCCACCAGCAAATTCTGGTACGCCCTGGGCGGCGCTGCCAAGGATGCGATCCGCAACCCGGGCTCCGTGTTCACCGCCGGGCCCTTCATCAAGCTGCGCACGGTGTCGCACCGCGGCCAAAAGTGGCTGGTTGTGCGCCTACCCAGCGGCCGGTTTCTGACGTATTTCGAACCGCACATTGTCGGCCAGGGGCGTGACGAGGCCATTGCATATTGGGGTGAGGCTTCCGAGGAAGGCAAGACCACGCGCCAGTGGGTGCGCGTCTTCACTCACGGAGGCAAGATGACCGGCAACTGCTGCCAGACCATCGCGCGGGACATCCTGGCGCCGTCCATGGCCGTCGCCGAGAACCGCGGCTACCTGCCGGTGCTGTCAGTGCACGACGAAGCACTGACCGAGGTGCCCGACACCGACGATTTCACGGCGGCCGGCCTGGTCCAGATCCTGGCCACCAACCCCGCTTGGGCGCCAGACCTGCCGCTGGCCGCCGCCGGCTTCGAGGCCTATAGGTACAAAAAAGATTGATGCTCCACAGCCCCGCAAGGGGCTTTCTTTTTTGCGATATTTCATTTAGCATTTGCGTTATGAATTTCGCAACCAAGGAGCGCCACATGCCCGTCACCACCCCCATCACAGCCAACAACCTGGAGATCACGAAGGAACGAGTCAAAGAATGGAGCGCCTGCACCGGCGGCTACCGCTGGTTCCTTGAGCAATTCCCCCAGGGCGGTCAGTTTGTACCCGTCTACCGCGCGCTGCGTGCAGCAGGCCGGGCTGACGACGCAAACTGGCTGGTCGGCAAGATCAGCCCGGAGCTGGACCCGGTACTGCGTGTCGCACAGATCGCCCAAGTCGTTGGCGCAGATCGCGAGTGGGTGGCAGAGCAGGTGCAAGAGGTGATCAAGGCTGCTGACAAAGACGTTGCCACTGGCAACTACGGCCA